CAAAGCAATCAGAGAATTCAAGCAGCTAGAAACCACCGGACAAAAAGCATCATTCGCAATCAAAAAGGCTGCCGTGCCAGCAACATTGGCCCTGGTTGCTTTAGGCGCGGCATCTCTCGACTTCGCTAAAGCCGCAGCTGAAGACGCCGCAAGTGCCGCCACTCTTGCCCGCCAACTAAAAAACACCACCCTGGCAACCGACAAACAGATCGCCGGAAACGAAAAATTCATTACCTCAGTTTCAATGAGTGCAGCTGTCGCAGACGACGAATTACGCCCAGCATTGCAACGCCTAGCCGTCGGCACCGGCTCACTTGAACTATCGCAAAAACTGTTAACAACCGCCCTCAACGTAAGTGCCGCCACCGGCAAACCGCTGGTTGATGTAGCTGATGCCCTGTCAAAAGGTTACGCAGGGAACATGAAAGGACTTAAAGCTCTTTCACCTGAACTAGCCGCAATGATCAAAGACCATGCGTCGTTTAGTGACGTAACCACTCGACTTGACGCAAACTATAAAGGCATGGCCGAAACTGTTGCGAACAGCGCCCAGGGCTCATTCAAAAAACTTACGATTGCTTTAGACGAAACTAAAGAATCTATTGGCGCCGCCCTACTACCGGCACTACAAACCGTGCTGCCTTTGTTAAGTCAACTCGGACAATGGGCACAAGACCACTCAACAACCTTTGTCGCCGTCGGCGCCGCTATCGCCACTATCGCTGTCGCTGTAATAGCAGTAAACACGGCAAACAAACTATGGGCCGCAACAGCCATAGCCACTACAGCAATCAACTCAGTACTCGCTGCATCGTTCACCGCGCTACAGGTCGCCACAGGCGCAATCATCATCACCGCCATTATTGCCGCCATTGTTGCCCTGCAAGTCAAATTCAACATTCTGGGCAAAGCAATAGACGCCGTGTCAGCTGTCGCAACAGCATTATGGGACGGTATGAAAGCAGGATTTGGCGGCGTTGTAACAGCAATATCAACATACGTTCACACACTTGTCGCCATTTACAAAGGGTTGTTCAACGGCATTGCGGACGTCTGGAACAACACCGTCGGCAAACTCTCATTCAAAATACCTGGTTGGGTTCCAGGCATCGGCGGTGCAGGCTTTGACGTCCCGAACATACCAAAACTAGCGACCGGCGGAATAGTGACCAGCCCGACAATCGCCATGATCGGTGAGCGCGGCCCAGAAGCCGTGATCCCACTTTCAGGCCGCAACGTTGGCGGCATGGGAAGCACGAACATCACCATAAACGCCGGCCTTGTTTCTACACCCGACCAAATAGGTCAACAGATTATTGAAGCCATACAACGCGCACAGCGCCGCTCTGGACAAGTGTTCGCTAACGCTAAAGGCGTAGCTGCATGACCGCGCCAACAATTCAAGTACTTGTCGGCTTCCAAACCACAACACAATTTGGCGCGGCTTTTCAACTAGATGACGCGGTTTATGGCAAATTAGACACAGGCAAACTTGGCGGCGTTGCTATGGCAGACCTTACAAGCCTGGTTGAGTCCATCAGCATCACGCGCGGGCGCTCGCGGCAATTAGACCAATTCAACGCTGGCACCGCTGTAGTTAGTTTTAACAACTCGACGCGCATACTTGACCCGCTGAACACGGCGAGCATTTATTATCCCGGCGTTGTACCGCGCTGCCCAATACAGATTTTGGCTAACAACATACCCATTTACACGGGCCTTATTACTGACTGGAATTTAGATTACAACATAGCCAGCAATGGTGACCGCATGTATGCGGCCTGTGCAGACAACTTCACGGTATTCGCTAACACTACGCTTGTAGCTCATTCCACCACACAAGAATTGACAAATACTCGAATAGACAACGTATTGAACTACAGCGAAGTCAATTACGTCGGCGCGCGTGCTATTGGTACTGGATCATCAACACTTGGCGGTACTGCAGCCTCAGCAGAATTTAGCGTTGCTGACGGCACCAACCTGCTCACCTATTTGCAGCTCATTAACACAAGCGAGCAGGGCTATTTGTTTATGGCTGCCGACGGCACTCTCACGTTCAAAGGACGCTCAAGTGTGCTTAACCCTGTAGCTAACGCAACATTTACTTACACAGGTTTAGGCATTAACTATCAGACATTAGAAAACCAGTACGGCGATGAGCTGCTTTACAACTTTATTGTGACTCAAAGCCCAGGCGCCGGCGCGCAACAAACAACAAGCAACGCCACTTCAATAGCTCAATATCAATCACAAAGTCTCAACATTACAAACTTGTTAAACAGCACTACCGCCGAAGTAGCAAGTTTAGGAAATTACCTTTTAGGCAAATATGCAAACCCTGTGTTGCGGTTTACTAACGTGTCAACACAGCTCACCGCGCTTACTACAGAAAATCAGAACATTTGCTTAACGCTTGACTTAACAAAAATTGCGACAGTCGTAAAAAATTTTACGACCGGAACGCCTTTGACAGAGTCGCAAACCCTGATTGTTTCTGGCGTATCGCACAACATCACACCCGGCAGTCACATTATTAGTTACACATTTGAAAGCACCGACTCCAACCAGTACATGACACTAAACGACGCAATATTCGGAACACTCGATTACAACCTTTTAAGTTTCTAAAGGAGACACAACATGGCAGACCAGACCTTTACTTCAGGACAAATACTCACCGCCGCACAAATGACAACGCTACAAGCCAACAGCGGCCTTGTCGTTATGGTGCCGTCAAGCGTCAGCGGTACTGGCGTCACCGTAGCCACTACAGGAAAAGTCACCTTTACTGCCGCGTCACCAATAAACGTTAACGGCTGCTTCACTACAGCATTTGACTATTACCGCGTCGTTGTCAACACCACAACAACAGCGACTGGTGGTCTATGGAACTTTCAACTGCGTGTCGGCGGTGTCAACGCAGCAGGCGCCACAGATTATTCATTTAGCCTTTTGCAATCTGCTGCGGCAGGCACATGGGGAAACTTAAACTATAATGCGGGCACCAACATTATTTCACTTGGCTACGCAGGCGGCGCAACTACTGCAAGCTCAAGCATTGAGTTTGTTGGCCCTGCATTAGCACAAAAAACAAACATGACCGTGAGCGGCAACTACGGCGGCGTACCGTACACAGGCGGCGGTCAACACGCTTTAGCAACCGCCTACGACGGCTTTGCTATCACGCCATCAGCCGGCAGTATCACCGGCACGTTATGCGTTTATGGGTACCGTGCATGATTTGGCGCGCTAGTTTCGTGGCGCTTTTGCTGGCGTCACTACTCACAGCTTGCGGAGACCGTGAGCGCGTTAACTGCCAACCGCTAACTAAAAACAAGGCTTTACGCGCAAACACAACCATTACCGTTGACACAGCAAGCGTTGGTTCTAGTCGAATGGTTCAAGACAAATGCCTATAATTCCGCCGCCACGCCGGCCCGACAGAATGACGAACGAAGAAATTAAAGCACGACTAATTTTCATTGTTGGTTGCGCGTTGTCATTCACATTCGTTTTTTCAACATGCTTTCTTTTGTACAATCTCGCATTCGTAACCCAACCATTAGAAGTTTCGGACAACGACAAAAGCGCGTGGGCAACATTGCAACCGCTACTTCTATTCTTGACCGGATCATTAGCAGGGCTTCTCAGCGCTAATGGACTAAAAGACAAACCGAAAGACAAGCAATGATTTACACGGGCAACACCGACGGTGCAGCTGCAGGCAAACGCGCCGGCACCGAAAAATTCGTGGACATTATCACCAAAAAAGGCTTCACCAATCTGGGCACATGGGCTGTCAGGAACATGCGCGGCTCAGACCGCTTGTCAGTACACGCCACAGGCCGTGCAGCAGATATCGGCTACACAGACAAAGCCACAGCAGCACTCTGGGCGAACTGGCTGGTAGCAAACTACGAAACACTCGGCATCGAAGAACTGCACGACTACGCCGGCACCACAAAAAAAGGCACAGAGAAATGGGGCCGTGGCTGGCGCTGTAATCGTGACGGCAAACCAGGCTGGAAAGACTGGACAGAAACCGCAAACGGCGGCACGCCAGGCGGCCATTGGTTACATGTCGAACTAACACCCGAAATGGCAGACAACCCTCAACTACTAGTTGAGACTTGGAAAACCCTGACTAAACCTATTTAGCCGTCGGACATTTTGTAACTTATTCGTAATAGACAGATAGTCCATTTGTGTTTATAGTCACGTCAACATTTTAACTGGGGGGTCAAAATGCCAATGGACGAAACACACTTGTCGGTCATACTTGATTTACTAAAAAACGGGGAAATGACTACCGACAAAGCCACAGCCGCAATAGCAAGAATGGCCGAACATCAACACGTTATTGACCACGGCGAAGAAGCCAGATTCAAAAGCCTGTACCTTGAAGACATGTCACCATTTACAATTAACAACTACCACCGCCCGTGGCTAGTTGAAGACGTACAGCTGCTAGTCACCATGCGCAAGGCCGGAACAGACTTCGCCAAAATAGCCCGCAAACTCAAAAGGACAGAGCGCGGCATAAGGTCACGCTGGGCCTTTGAAATGATGCTCGAGCGCGAAGCCAACCGCATTACTGCCCTACCGGTCGCCTCTCAAGTCATAGACCAATGCTGTGAAGAGCTGCTTAACGAACAGCCTGCAGATTTCTCTGGGTGGTATGTCCCCCCCCCACAGAGCGCGTCATAAAAGATGCTTGACTAAATCACACGTATGAAATATGATGACAGGAAATCTAAACCCCTGTGACGGGATTCACGGAACGCTTATTATGGGCGCTGGCTGGAAAGCCTTACCCCATATGACTGTTCAGATCCCGTTTTTTCGCAAAACCGACCTTTTGATGACGGGAAACAAAATGAAAAATGACCGAAAGTGTGAAGCATGCGGCCTGCCAATGCTGTGTGGCCAAGTGCGTACTCACGGGGTTTGCGATCCATTGCACCCAGCGTACTCCAAGACCTATGACGGATTTGCCAGGGCCTTAATTGGCTCTCAGACCTCTGCAAATGCCAAATGGTCACCATTGCAACAAAAAGCTGTTGACGCCGCCATTGAGGCCGTAGCCAAAAAACACCCAGAGTTCACCGCTGACCACATTTGGCTGGAACTAGGCGAAGGGTTCCCTACCAGTAAAGGAATGGCCGCGCGACTTACTGCAGCTGCCAACCGAAAGATCATCGAGCAGACGGGCGCGCTGGGACATTCCACGCGCCCTGGCAACCACAACCAGCGCCTGTCAATTTGGCGCTCTACCTCTAAAGGAAGTTCTATGAATCCTCTCTTTGTCCCTCTAGCCGGCGCAAGCCATTAGGCGAACCGTAGTCACCGTGCTGACCATCGTTCTTCTAATGCCGGATACAGCCACAGCGGCGCGCCCTGTCTCATGTCCTAACTATGAGAATTTGGCGCGCGCTGTTGGTTGGCCTCGCACGGAAATTAAACGCTTGACATACGTAATGGCCAGAGAGTCATCTTGCGCGCCGACGGCCTACAACAAGGCCGACCCGTTTGGCGGCTCGTATGGCCTGACCCAAATCAACGGCGCAAATAAAGGCTTTCTGATCCGTAACAAAAAAGTCACCAAATTGATGACTGAACTCTTCAACCCAAAGAAGAACCTGACAGCAGCTCTTGCACTCTGGAAAGAATGCGGCTGGGCCTGTTGGGGTTTTACTAAGAAAGGAAAAGTAAATGAGTATCCCCGACGAAAAACTGTCGCTCATTCTCGAATTGTTTCTTAACAATGAAATGGAAAAGCGCGACGTTATAAAAGCAATTCAACGTCTGGCGGTCGGCGCTTTTGAAGCAGAGAAATCTGCAGCAAACGCTAAGGCGCGTAACGCTGCACAAAATTGGTCTAACGCAAAAGATTATTCACGCTGGACTGAACGTGATGAAAACCGCATGATGGAAATGCGCGCCCAGGGCTATGAGTACGAACTTATTGCCCGTGAGTTACGCCGTACCACACGCTCTATCCGTACCAAATACTTAGAGGTACGTGACCGCGAAGCAATCGAAGCCGC